TTGCTCCAACAACTGTTTGATCAATGCTAACGTGATCATCAACTGCCGTTGTTGGTAATCCTTCCTTGTAGGTTTTACTCCAAGGGGAGTTTGTGCGTTTTGCCAAATCTATTCGAACTGCGCAGTTACTACAGCACTAATTGTTGCACTATCTGTTACAGCTATTGAAAATTCGCAACTGTTACCTGCTTGCACGCTTAGATTAGTATCGTATGTTATTGCATCCATTGCGACAGCACCATAGGAAGGTGAACCTGCGAATATAGCATCGCCATCTTGCATGCAGTTTCCGCTAATCTTAACTAAAGGTACGAATTCCTCTGCCCCATCAGCAGTTACTGAAATTGTGAGTTGGCGTATAGCCGATACATTTGTGGGAACCGTAAAACTAGAACTTACGCTAGCCGTTCCGATATTATCCAAGGCTTGGAAGGCGCCAGTGGCACTTAATTGTGTTTCCGATCTACTTATTACTATTGACATTGTTGTTTATCCTATACTTTAAAGTCTAAAGTATAACTTTGACCCTCCAAGTTTTAATTGAGGGAATTGTCTTCGTGCAAGTGCTCCAGCTACAGCTATTACTCCAGCGCTAACTAAAGTTTTACGACCTGTATCTGAACTAACCATGCCAACCGCATTGTTTGATAAAGTACTGAATGCTTTTCCAAGTTCTCCATCGGTAACATCTTTTAGGACACCATCAAGTGTTTTTCCACTTTTGGTCATCGTACCAGCATTTAGGTAATTGGCTATTGCTAAACCACTAGCCATACCTGTGACTGATGGATGCGGTAGGGATTTTCTCATTCTTCTTGCTCCGTTTTTCTTATTTGGACTACGTGCTCTAGATCGCTTAGTCCCTGATGAGCGAGATTTAGCAGATTGATAACGTGCTTTAGAGATAAGTTTGTTATCTTTAAAGTACATCATTCGGCCGTTTTTAGCTCTCTTAGCACGCAGTACCATTAAATCTGTATACCCAAATCCATTATATAAACACTTTCCCTACACAATTACTTATTAACACATCCCCCTCTCTTGTCTTATGAGCGATGACTTACTGATTAGCTACCGTAAGGTGGCAAGCTTTGCATTATGGGATGGAGAAGAAGCTGTCCTAAGATTTGTTGGGAAAGTAGACCCTACTTTCAAAAAGACAGATAGTAAAGGTAACGAACATACCTATCTAGGAATCCCTGTTCATTTGATTAAACATTCAAATGAAAACTATGCACACCAAGAAGGAACTGAAACAATATTCAGAGTGGGTGTGGAAAGCACTATAGCTAAGTGGATTGCAGACGGGGGTATAAAAGACGGTGATGGCGCAAACGTAGATAAAATTATTTACTGTGTTGATATGCGAAAGTCTTCAGGTTATGGTTTAAGAATTGAGGGAAGGGAAAAGAAATAATGTCCCTTGATCTAAAAGGAATGGATGGGAAGTGGCATACCTTTTCTTCTCTTGATATATGGAATAAACATAAATCAGATGCTGACTTGTCAGATACTGCATGTATGTTGTTAGCTTCAATAGGCAATGAACTAGAAAACATCATGGAGCTCCTAGAGCCTGAGTTAAAGGATTAGGTAGGTTGGTGTAAGGGAAAGGTGTTTAGGGTGGCTTACTTTTGCTTAGAAGTGCATTATTTGCGTATTCCTAAACCCTTTTCTAGTGTCTGTTTTGCGTTTTTGTCCGTTTTAGTTGCGTTTTCAATGATCGGTAATAATTTCGTGGCCATCGCTTGAACATACCATGGTTGACCACTTAAATCATTAGCCATATTGGCAAGCATTGATAATTTCGAACCCTCTTCAGTTTTTCCGATCTCTTTTACAGCATTACCCATCGCACCACTCCAAAATTTAGTTAAACTCTCACGAGCTCTAGGTAACATAAATTCTTCAAAATCATGTAAAGCTTGCTCTCTAATTGATTTTACAATTACTCCCATTGATAAAAGTAAAGTATCATCTGAATCCTCACTTCTCAACCATTGCTCGATACGGACTTGGGTTCTATAAGGGATCCAAAACGTATAAATTACAAAATATAAAAAAAAGGAAACTAACCAAATAAGATAAAAAGTATTATCCGTCATTTAGCTAAACCAGTGACAGACAAAATACTAGCTATTAGAACATCTAATGGGCCCGTTGTTTCTGTAGTCATGCCAGTTTCAATTAAATCACCAACATCCTTTTTAGTATTAGCCACAAAGCCTACAGCATAATCTCCAACTGCTAACCAAGAACCTAACATAACGCCTTTTGGCAGATTAAGATCTAGTGTTGGTATTGTTTCAGCTCCAACTAGTGTTAAAGATAAGTTTTGTAATGTCGGAGAGAATCGACTAGTTATAGCCCAAATAGCACCCATGATATAATCTTGATAACCTGTTAAAAAATTTACGAGAGCAACGGAATCTATTGACTCCATAATATTATCATCTTTGTTTCTTTTACTGTATAACCAAGTTGCTAAAGGAATTAGTAACAATGGCCATAAAGATTTAACTTTATCAGCTTGCTCTTTATCTTTTGCTTTCTCTTCGTCTGTCCTTGTATCAGGTAAAACTCCATATTTTAAAAATGTTTCTTTTGCAGTAGGCCCGATAAAATCTTCAAATGTAAACTTTGACCAATCGGGTTCGGTATACGTTCCCCCAAATTCTTCAGCCATTTAATTTTTAACCATGTTATATACTAGGCTCTAATTCTTTTCCAGGGGGGAGCACAAACGGTTTATATAGAGTACTCTCAAACAACCCTCAAATATGCAAATTGTAAGGTTGCTTCTTCACTACCTGTATTGTTTGTAATCTTAAACTGCATGCTAGCTTGATTAGCTAAACGTTCGTAACCGATATAAAATATATTCCAAACGTCTGCTGTCAATGCTTCCGCACTATCTTCAAAAGCAGACTCAAAAGCCCCTCCCGATCCAGGGTCGCCATTTCGTTTTAATGTAGTACCGTTATTTGGTGGTGTTAAATTCTTATAATATACATCGCCACTCATTACTGCCGTAATAGCATGATTGCCTCCTTCACTTCCTTTAATAGCAATAAACAGATTTTCGTAACCTGTCATATCTATCGCATTACCTGTTCCCTGAGGGCTTGTAACAGTAGCACCATTAGGCACGGCTTCATGAACTGCATCTAAACTAAAAGAATCATCTGTAACAGTGATCCCTTTCCATTGACCCGTTGCCGAATCAATAACTCCAGTGGTTATTGCTCCAACAACTGTTTGATCAATGCTAACGTGATCATCAACTGCCGTTGTTGGTAATCCTTCCTTGTAGGTTTTACTCCAAGGGGAGTTTGTGCGTTTTGCCAAATCTATTCGAACTGCGCAGTTACTACAGCACTAATTGT